ATCGGTGCTTGCTTGATTTCAGTCTCTATCTCTTCAATGACTTGAGGTTGCAGAATTCCATTATTCCATACCCAGTCGACACCTTCCATAATCCCATTAACGAAAGCTTCAGGTGCACTTGGATCCTGTACAATATCTACAGTATTAAGAATAAAGTCTTCTTTGACGTAGTTTACGCCATTTCTTGTCTCAAGACTTCCCATACCACGAGTTGACACGCCTAACTGGACACCACCTTCTAAGAGACCTTTTACGATCTTACCCATAGGAGTGTCTAATATTTGTGCCTTTCCGACCACATCATTACCTTCTAGTTTAAGGTCTGTGATGAGGTGCGAAACTTTATCCAAGTTAACAGTAGGGCCTTCAGGATGATTCAACTCACCCACAGCACGCTTCTTGCTAACTTGGTCTTCAACGTACTTATTTACCGCAGACTCCATAATGGCCTTCGGGTAAATTCGTCCGTTTCTATTCTTTTTGTCTGCTTGCGCAAATACACCTTCAATAACGTAATTCTTCTCACCATTATCTTTAGCTTCTACAATGCATTGTACATCGTTTTCTACGTATTCGCTAATCAGTTTCATTTTATTTACCTAAGTCTTTGAGGACTTGTTTCGCGGTTGATTCCGCTTCTTTCTGTGACTTAAACGTGTCAACAGAATCACCATCAATAGATAGGTGAAATCCCTTGGCACTTTTTGTGATAACTACAGGATATTTAGACATCTTCTTATTGAAGACAATCTTGTCCTTTGCTTCCCGTAAATGCTTAAATGTTTTCACAATTAGTCCTCGTTTAGGAGTATTTATACAAAAAAATATTTATAGTGAATATTTATTCGACTTCGGTCGTAAATTCTTCTTCTTCGGCCGAATTGTCCAATATAGCATCTACTTCTTCGTCTTCCATCTCCATCTCAACTGGTTCTACACCGTTGAACATATGGTCTGCGACAGCTACCTTTTCTGCGTCCAGAGACTGTTGTACTTTGTCTCCTAGGATATCTTTAAATAACTCCTCTGCACTGCTGAAGTTGCCGCCTTGTAGAGCATTAACTAGGTCTAGTGTAGGGTTTGTTTCCAATTCTAAATCACTCATTATTAAACTTCCTCTTCTTCGTCTCCGCCTTGAGAATTCTCGGCTTCGACCTGTTTAGACATGTCTTCGATGTCTTCATCATCAAACATCATCACGTTCTTCATTACCCACTCACGTGAGAAATATTCACCAACATATGCAGAAATTTGATCCATAGTCTGCAAGCGTTCACGCAGTAGTTCTGCATCTTTCATTTCAGTGAAGTGGTTGTCTCTACTGAAGTCTACTTGAATGTCTGACTTCCAAGACTCCCAATCTTGTTCTGTACATATACCTTTAAGAAGTAATTGCTTCTTCAGAATACCAATGAACAGGTGAGCAAACTTTTTACGCAGACGGTCAATGAACTTTTGGAACTTGACTTCGTCACGGTTAATCTCAGTCGTTCTGCCTAGGGAGAACTGGGACTCTTGCTCTAGACGGTTGAGGGGAACATTCAAAGAACGATATAACTTCTTTTGAAAATAAATGATATCGTCAATCTGTCCTAGGTTTTCACCGCCTGGTAGAGTACTTATCTCTGTGCCACGGCCGCCTTCTCGGCGAGGTAACCAGAAGTCTTCTAGCATAGACATATGCTTGCGGTCATCTTTGATCTCACCGCTGTTTGCGTCATACACAATCTTGTTGCGATAACGAGACATGATGTCTTTTAGGTGTTGTTCAGCTTTACCCTTCGGTAAATTACCCACGTCAATATAGAAAATACGGCGTTCAGGTGCACGTGCCATACGATAGATGACCAAAGAGTCTTCCATCATACGTAACTGGTTTACTGGTTTCATTGCCTTCTGTAGATAGGACAGTACACGCTTCTTACTGGAATCTAAGAGACCTGAAGTGACATACGAAACAGAATCGGGAGACAGTTTAATACCATTGTTTGCTCCGGCGCGTTCTTGATAGACATAGAAGTCATTGGTTTTATCAACGACTTTTGCTCCTGTCTTAGGATCCTTTTTGTATTGCACTTCTTTTACTTTACGAATCTTGGTCGCGTCAACAGGCCGACATTCTAAGATGCCTGATTTTAGATTGGATTCGTTTACTACTAGGTGATGATATATTCTCCCGTCAACATACCATGAACGGAACATATCGTGACCATACTCTTCGAAATTCAACATGGTAACAACCCCATTGAATTCTTCGGTGATAGATTTCTTGATTTTATCTGGGGCCTCAACCTTATCTAGGTTGACACCGATAGAACTTTCTAGTTCAGACGAAACGATTGCTTCGTTGATGATGTCTTCGATTGCAGCATCACACTCTGGGTGTTCTGCCATGCTTCGATATTTCTTAATTAACTCTTGGTTATCTTTCGCACCAGTTCCTTCCATATCGACATACTGACCGAAGTACGAACCGGAGGCAGTAACGTATCCAGCACCATCTTCATCCACTTTAGGGACGATAGAAGTTGCTTTCTCGTTTTCTTTATTTGCATTCTGGACTCTTTTTAGTTCGAATCCGAATGCTTTAAACAAATTGTTATCTGCCATAATATCCTCTGACTTAATAAAAAAGGGGGTGGAGAACCACCCCCATTCATATACTTATAATACCATTAACTAGTGGTATCTGACTCCCAATATTGAACTTGGAATTCTACTGTATACTCTTCGATAGCGTCATTGCTTTCGTAACTTACATCGATTGCCGCAACGTTTGTTGGGAAACAACCACGGAAGTTGTACGTCTTCAATACCGAACCGTCTTTATCTAATTGATCGACAATGAGATCTGCTTGGTAAGCGACAGGGTTAGTGATACCCGTGTTGGCGCTGTGACCATTCATACCGTTCATCCACTTTTCCATGGCGTTACGTGTACCGAAATCAGTATCGTTCAATATAGTAACTGTCCAAGGTTCGAATGTACGATCCCCTGCAAGTTTCAATTGACGACCACGGAACGGAACTTCGATTACCGCCATGATAGATGCTGGTAACTGAGCTGCCTTACATAGGAAAGAGGTTATCTCAACATCTCCACCGGCATATGCAGGGAAGTTAACAGTTGCACGGAATAGATTTGGACGCGCACCGCCACCTTTTAGTTTTGCTTTAAAATCGTCTACTCTTAATGACATGATTATTCCCCTTATACTGTGCCGACTACTTCTTCAAATTCAACACCAGTTCTTACAGCTACGAAGTTTAAAGTTACGTAGTTGATTGAACGTGCTGGTTTGATGAAGCAAGTTGCGATGAATTCGTTGCGGTCAACAACTTCTGCGGTATTGTTTGTTTCGTCACAAACAACGCGGAAGTCGGTGATACCACGCCGACCCTGAATTTCCCGTAGGAATGGTTCTACAATGTTTACGAACTCTGCACGAGTAAATTCATCGTTGAATTCAAACATTACGTTTTCTCCTGCTTCACTAATTGCTCTTTCGATAACTAGGAACAGTCTACGTACGTTGATACGATCGAATGCAGATGGACGCGACTGGTGAGTCTTGTCACCATATAGCATTACACCTTGGCCTGGGATACTTACAATAGGGTTGATACCATTCTTGTAAAGTGTATCACGCTCGGTTTTGCTCGGATTAATCAATAGTTCGGTAACGCCTATGTACTGACCGCGGCGTGAACCTGCTGGTGAGTACCAAGGAGCAGAGACTGCGTCTGCAGCTGCCATAACACCTGCTGTTGAAGATGCCGCTGGAATAAACTCGTACTTATCTTGATATTTGTTGTAAACCTTAAACCAGTTTCCATCAACAATCAAGTAAGAAGAATCTTGGTTAAGATCTGTATTGATGTAGGTTACCATACTATCAACATTACCTGATGTTGGAGAGATTACTGCAACACAATCTTTGCGAGAAGTAGCGATTTCAACAAGCTTCTGGTGAATGTCTTTTGCTGAACCTTGACCACCGGCTGGTGGGATTAGGAAGTCGATCTGGATAGCTTCTTTGTTTAGGAAAGCATCATACGCAGAAACATATTCGGTTACAGTCCCAACTGGATCTCCATCGGAGCCACCTGTCAACTCAGAAGTGCCTGCCGCTGGAACTCCGGAAACGGAAATCCAAGAAGACTCTTTAGTGACAACGTCTGAGACGAAGTTGTTTGATCCGTTAGGAGTTTTGGCGTTAGGATCGGTAGAAACGAATTCGTATGTTTCAACAACGTCTCCTAGGTCAGATCCTGAATCATATCCTAGAGTTACGACAACGTGAAGTTCATCGCCTATTGGAGCTGATGTAAAAAATCCTTCGAACTCCCAAGTAGAAAAAGATGCTGCGTCTGCTACGGATACAGTAACTGTATCACCAAGACTACCGAAGTATTTTGCTTCGAAAACGCTTGCAGAAGATTTTCTGTAACCAAGAATTGCTGGGACTAGAGGAGTTACTTCAGTTCCGTCAGAATCTAGAACTGCTGGAACTTCTGGGATGTCTGGTCGATCTGCGCGAACTACAAATGCGCTTGAAGAGTATTTTAGGAAGTACGAGGCGGAGAGAAAATCTCCTGCGTACGCATCTCCTGATAACGGGGATCCAAAGGTAGAAGCCAATTCTGATTCGTTGCCGATTAGAATTGGTGTGTTTAGAGGGCCCCAATTAAATTCGCCTACAATAGCACCAGTTGTAGAAGTGACCGCAGGCACAATGCCCGTTAGATCAATTTCTTTTACTGTTACTGCTGGAGACTCTGAAGATAATAGAGTCATGATAGTGTCCTTCTTTAGTTAAGGTATAATAAGTTAAACATAATACGGAGATTTCTTTCAATGTATCTATTTATACTTTTAGTAAATTTACCAATTATCGGGTTCATATGTCGCCCAATTCATACTATAGGGGTCGTATAGATCTTCCTTGGGAACATAGTCCGAACCATCATCGATGATCCCAAAGGGTGGTAAATCGTCCTCTATCTCCTTCATGCGTTGATCGAACAACATCTGCTTAATATTAACATTAGTCATATCACCAAAAGATTGTGTCCCCACGAAGTAACCAAACATCACTAGATTCATCATCAAATCATCATGGTTACCATCAGAGGCTTCGTATGATGTTCCTTTGGAGACAAAGGTAGACACCTCCATGATAGTATTTTCGTCAACAATATCGAGTTTATGATTTTCTATGATATCCTTGATTGAGGAACAACCCATCCGCTTTACTTTTCTGTCCATGCGGATACCGATAGCATCTGCTTTGATTGCAGACTCTAGATGAATATTCTCATATTCTAGATCTTGATATAGTCCCACGCACACGACCATACCTTGGTCATTGTTCTCAACAACAACATACGCTTCGTTGTATACGGTGGCGTATTTATAAATCATGTTTGGATACAATATCGGTGATATTCTATTGTTCCTGTATACACATACCTGTTTAAATGGTTGAACCGAAACATCGATTATGTTAAAGGTAGAATAATCCTGCCCGCGCCCTTGACAAACATCAACAGTCATGATATACTGATGTTCTGGTATAGGTTCTTCATAAACTAATAAGTCTCCACCTTCTAATCTCCTAGAAGGTTCTCTAGCACGTAAGTCAAGAAGTACTTGACCCTCAATAAGAGTATTACCAGTACCAAAGAAGGTATTACCAAACTCTTGGTCAAACTGTAGTTGAGATGTATTAGCGATTGTTTGTGCTTTCCAATTATCATCACGGCCAGGGACATCCCACCAGTCCACACGGAATGGTTTATATTCGTTGACCTTTTGTACTGCACCTTCCCATATCTTTTGATAGGTATTACCAATACCGTTGGCAGTACTTGTTATGATAACTTTTGTGTCCTTACCAGATGAGATTACTGGATAGGTAGATGTATAGAACTCTGCTGCATTCTCTACAAACGCAAACTCATCTAGGAATAGAAGGTTGACCGACATACCACGAATAGAAGAACCAGACGTTGCTGCAGCAATGATCCGTGAGTTATTAGAGAATTCGATAGAGCCTTTGTTGAGTGCCTTGCATCCTGGCTGCAAGAAAAACGGTAAGTTCTCTAGCATAAGAGTTACACGAGACAGCATCTCACGTGCAGTAGCACCTTTGTTTGCAAGAATTGCAATGGTCTTTTCTGGATGAAATAGAGAATACCACAAAAGGTATCCTACAGAAGAAATAGACTTACCCGACTGTCGACATGCAAGAACAATAGAAAATCGATTATCATTAAAGTGGTTGAACATTTGTTCTTGATAATCATATAGTTTGAATGGTACCAAACCTTTGTCTAGATGCACCACCTTAACATACTTCTTACAGAAATATGCTGGGTCTTTCATACACTTGCGATATTCTCGAAGTTTCTTTTTGTCCCACTCTTCTGCGACCCCGTCACGTTTGACCTGTGGGTTACCTAGATAGGAATTCTTAGTATAAGATACCATATTATAAGCACATCATCACATTCACAATATAAAGATTTGTATAGACTTTCTTAATGGAGCATCATGCCTTGTCGCTGTAATACCATGATCTATCTGTCCTCTCTGAAACACAGACATTCCAATATCAGGTTTTATTGCGGTAGTTAACTTGGCACCTTTCATTCTACATACAAAGTATCCACCATAGTCATCTTCCCAGTCATCATTTAGATATATCGAAACAGATGCACCATAGGCCCGGTCAGTGTGCCAATTGAGACCGAACTTGCCTTCACCTTCGTAGTAAGTTATTCTATAATCAGAGGGATCTTTGCTTGTATCAAATAATTTTATACATTTATCTATTATAGGGTTGACAACAATATGATCTTCTAGTATAATGAGCTTTGCGTAACCTTCTACATTTCTTATAAGATCATCTGGCCAGTCATCATTATTACACTCTTTAGGAACATGTTCCGTAACATTTCCAACATATTTAAGTATGTCCTTATACTCTTGGTCGGTGAAAGTGTTATCGGTTATAATAAGTTCTTGGTCTTTCTTCTTTCTATGAGCTACTATTTTCATCTTCGTCCTGATCAATTATTTTTTCATCTCCCAACAGCATACGCTGAAGGTCTGTAGTAGAACCAACAAATAGATTGTTATTAGTTGTTGAAGTATCGGTAGGTCTGTCTTCTTTGGTAAGTTCTTTCTGTTTCTTGTTGAGATCCATCAACTTGTCATTGACATCTGAGATACCTTTAATCATACCAGATAGAACCTCAAACGCACGAGGATGTTCACTCTCACGTGCGACTTCAATCATGAGTTCTAGAGACTCACGACCTTTCGTAATTAAGTCATAATAAGTTTCACGAGAATACTCATAGTCTTGTTCATGTACGAAATTCTTCTTCTGCTCATCATCTAAGATGGCAGGTGGTTTAGTCAGATCTTTCATAATATATTTCCTAACTATTCTGGGAAAATTATCTCGGTATTGAACCCGTAATCGCCGTCTGGACTTACGTCAATGGGGTCTGGAGTAGTATTTATCGTTTCTATAAGAAGCTCTTCTCCTTCGGTCTCCGTAATAAAGTTTAGGTTTGTATTAACTTCACGAATAACAGGGCCCTGAAGTTCCGGCCCATAGAAGTTAACTTTCATCTCGAAAGTGAGAGTATATATGATAGTACGTCTCTGTTCTACAGGGCCCTCGAAGTCGTCCTGAAAATCTAATCCGGTCAACACTATTGGGACATCTTCTTTAATACTTGGCTCATCCGCAAAAGGTTTTACGGTCAAGGTATACTGAGGAGCAAAATATGGTAAGATTTGTTCTACCACTTGTAGTGCATCATCTTGAGACTTGGCGTAAACCGACAAGGAGAACCCGACATTATACGGAACACCTACGTAAGTTTTTCGTTGAACTGTATTGTCTGTGGTGACAACATTACTGAAGCTGTTTACTTTAGGTAATTGACGTGTTGCGTCATATGCGATGGAATTTATCTCGAACGACATCCGTGGAAGTTTAATAGCAACTCTGCGTTCTGCTTCCTCTCCGTTAGACATTTCTTCTAGTCGTTCTATGAAAGATCTCTTGGGTGCATATGATAGAGGTACCTTGACCTGTGATAGCACCTTACCTGCTGAGTCTGTTCTCAAAACGTGTAGATCATTAAACATTGAACCGAACACTGCAACGCAAGTGCGGACACGTTTATGATAAAAGTGACTTCCCATCATTATGATATGTCTCCGAATGGATTGGACTCAGAGAAGTCCACAAAATCATTAGCAAAATCATCAAACACTTTATTCTGTGAGAGTGGTTGGATTTCATTTATACCTTCATCCAAAGATACCGGAGTAAGAGAGGCATTACTTCCTACGATTGGCTGGTCTGATGACCACACATGATAGTTGCCATCATCGGCTCCGGTGTGTGCAATCTTGAGTAATCTGGTTTCGTGATTCCAGTATGTTACCTCACCTTCAATCTGGTAATCAGTGAAGTCTTGAGAAACAGTCTCACCCACCGTATAGTACTCTGATTCTCCGGTACCATCCATAGTGAGTTCGTATTGGAATGCAGACTCTTCTTCCACTTGATCGATAGAGGCAATACCAGTGTCGAAGTCTTCGTCCGAGAACTCGAATAGTTCACAAGTCATACGGAACTGTGGTAGGTTTGATAACTGATAGAACGGGGATTCTGTCTCTACCTTCTTCACTTCGAACAGTGATTCTGACAATGGAAGATAAATTACATCACCTTCTCTTGGACGGAATTGATTATCCGCAAGACGGTCACCAACAAGCTGTCTCCATCGCCGGCGAGCAACAACGAAGGTTGCTTGATCTCGGAGTTCGATACCAAACTTGGTGAACAGATCTCCTTCCCCATCAAATGCTTCAGTGTTTTCAATATACACTTCTACTTTATAGGCGTCAGAGAACTGAGACTGTATACTGTCTAGGAAGATCTCTTCCCTTTCAACAATCTCTCTCGGTAGGTAATACACATCCTGTCCGTAGAACTGGATTGCTTCGATCAGAATGTCTTCGTAAAGATTCTGTTCTGGTCTGTGTTTTGTACTAATATATGGATTGGTAGCCATCAATTACCCCATGAAGAACATAGGCCCTTCATCTTCTTCGTTTCGGAATTTTTCCATGAGTCTTTCGACATCCGCAAGGGCATCTTCATAGATCAAACGTGCATTGACCGTAACACCGCCAGGCAGCGTCATACCGTCAAATTTAATTAGGTTGGTACCCCACTGACGTTTAATCAGTGCAGTTGCATATTCTTTTAGAAACTTGTGATTCCAGAGAGAGTTGTATTCGTTTACACTACTATCTGGGTCGCGTATAGCATAAACTTCAAATATGATAAAGTCGTCTACCTTCAGATTGTTTTTAGAAACATGTAGGTTTATACGATTATATTGACGATCAAATGTGATTTGTGGATAACCACCTAGTTTCATATCCAGTAGAGATAGCTGTTGCTGCATCTGTTCGTAATGCGCAAGATCTCCTAATAGTCCACCACCATTAGCAAAGTCACTAATAGTATGGGACATAAACTGCCATGCATCACTGAACCACCCTGAGTGAGCATTACTAAAACTCATCGGTATCATGCGAACTACGGCAGTAAGGTCTAGATTGTCCGCTAAATCGACAGTTTGATTATCAATATCGGTCTGAGTCAATTGATGTTTCAGGTAATATCTCTTAGACCCATCCGGATGATTTTCACGAAACCACTGTAACGCCTCGTCTATACGATCGTCTAGTTGCTCTTCGTCTATGTTGACTTCGACTACCGGATGCCCTAAGGCACGTAGGCAGTAATCTATCAATTCTTCTCTACTTGTTGAATACATGACTATAGTCCAATATTGGTTACCTACTATTTATACGTTTATTTATATAAAAATTAAATATAAAAAAAGGGGGAACCGAAGTCCCCCCTTATATCTTGGTAAAAACCTAGATTAGTTAACGATAACACCGTTTACATCGTAGATGTCAATGCGGTAGTGTGAACCACCTTGACCTTCTAGTTTAGCAGTGTTATCCGATACAACAGCTTCAGCAACACGTAGTGATGTTTCTGTTTCTACTTCGTCAACCTTAATCTCACCTGTGGTTGAGTCATAAGCGATACATACACCACCAGACAATGTTGACTTGGCACCATCGATTGCTTCTGACTTAGCAGTTGCAATATTTGCAGTGGTTGCAACAGCATCTGCCTTAGTAGCAAGACTATCAGTAACAGTTGACGCAAAGTTTGCATCATCTCCAAGAGCAGCAGCTAGTTCGTTAAGAGTGTCTAACGAAGCAGGAGCAGCATCAATTACACTAGCAACCGCAGCTGCACCAACACCATCCGCATAAGCTTCGGCAGCTGTTTGAGCAGCGTCTGCTTTAGCAGTAGCATCAGCACTTGCACTAGCGATTGCGGCAGCCTGAGCGGCAGCTGCTTTACTAGTTGCATCAGCACTTGAACTTGCGATGGCAGCAGCTTCAGCAGCATCTGCTTTACTAGTTGCATCACTAGATGCAGCAGATTGCGCGGCATTTGCTTTACTAGTCGCGTCTGTACTTGCACTAGAGATAGCAGTTGCTTCTGCTTGATCTGCTTTAGTAGTTGCATCAGCACTTGCAGTTGAAATAGCAGATGTTACTGCACTTTCTCTCGCAGATGTTTCCGCAGTGATCTGTGCTTGTAGACCAGATACGTCACCAGACTGAGTTCCAGACAATGCATTCAGTTCAGTGTGTAGTTCGTTGATAGACTCTAACACAGAAGAAGATTCAGTCGCAAGAGTAGGTGCATTTGAATAATTACCTACTACTGATATGTCTTCCATATGCACATCAGCGACACTTGGGTCTTGTTCAGCTGTTGGTGATAATCCACTGGCAAAACGCAATACTGTCACATAATATGTAGATGATGTGGCTACAAATTGAGAAGGAACATGATAGTTTCGACCGTTTGCAGGTTGTCCGTCATGATACTGTCTAACACCACCAGAACTTCCAATTGCATCTTCTACAGTAGCGTTTATCTGATTATAACTAGTCATACTACTAGTATCAGTAGTCCCGACAAGTACCATTATTGAGCCGGGATCGGCCGATCCAGCAGTTGTGTAACCCAGTCCATCTAAAGTATAAGTATCTCCAACTATGAGACCGGAAATCTCTTTAGTTGCTATACGCCGACCAAACTGTATTGCTCCGGAAAATGTTGTTCTTCCGGTACTAGAATCAGTAGTTACTGATGCGTTCAGATAGTTGTCACCGGGCTCTGTAGACTGAACATTCCAACCAGCAGTCTCATCTAACAGATCACCGTTAACTGTTACTGTAGTACCCTTAACAAAGGTGTCAAGTGCATCAACATCTGTTACAGTTGCCTTAGTTGCAAGAGCAGCAGTAGTTGCAGTATCATCTGCCTTAGTAGCAAGAGCAGCAGTAGTTGCAGTATCATCTGCCTTAGTTGCGATAGATGAAGTTACTGAAGATGCAAAGTTTGCATCATCACCCAATGCAGCAGCCAACTCATTAAGAGTGTCTAATGCGGCAGGAGCAGCATCTACAGTTGCAGCAACAACTCCGTCAACATATGACTTGTTTGCAGCATGAGTTGCCGCAGTTGGAGTGTCAACAATTACTTCCGAACCACCGAAGTGTACTAGACCATCTTGCCAATCAATAGTTGATCCTGGCTGTTCTGTCTTTAGTGTTCCTTCAACTACGATCTGGTTAGAAGCAACACGACCTTGAATGTAATCAGTGAACTCGTAGTCTGTACCGTTCCACTTCAAGAACTCATTCTGATTTGCAGCAGAAGTGTTTAGGTGTACATCAACTTGATCGTTGATTGTAGAACCTAGACCACCGAC